GGGATTGCAAAAATATGTTTTAAAATTTTTGAAGCGATGATAAATTTGATTGCTTCTTGATGCTGGTTTGAGATCAGGAGGCTGGTTGGCGGGGTAGCTCAGTCGGTAGAGCAGTTGGGTAGAATGCAAATTTTCTAAGTGAGTGTGATTTCGATTCCCCAAATATATAAACCATAATCCGGGCTTGGATTTTTAGCTTGAAAATAAACCATATATAAGTCATTATTTAAATCACTTAAGTAGATGTCCACACTGTAACCAAAGTCGTTGTCGTCGAAAGATTCGTCAGCTATTTCGATTTCTTGATATGTACCACCTATTCCGACACGTATTTTTTCATTTCCAGTTTTGTAATCTAAAGGAGCTTCATGTCTTGCCATGAAATTGAAAGTGATTTTATTATCTGTTGAAATTTTATAGTGACATAGTTTGATTAAGTCAACGAAGCTATCTTTGTTCAAAATAATAAAATTATCTAAAAAGATGGGACCAGTTGGAGATAAATTTTCTTTTTTATGGGAATATAATATTTTTTTGATAGAAATATTTTGGTTGAAAGTACTATAATTTTCAAAATATTTAATTAAACTATCTATTTTTCTTAGACATGCAGTTATATTTGTCAAATTGTTTATATATGTTGTTTCTTTTAGATCGAAATCTCCAATTATTTCTCCTATTTCCTGAAGTGCATCCTCTGCGTTATTGCTGCTGAAATGACCTCCTTCATCAACGATATTTATGTCTGATGCATTATGCGTATGATTAATATCTGCCTTATTATCCTGCAAGATTTTTCCCATTGCAGCTGAGAGAGGTTTATCTGTATCGGTGGAAACCAGATTATTGACAACATCTGAAGTTGTTAGAGTATCATCTACAGCAATGAATATAGACTGTAATTCGGTTTGAATAACACCATTTACAAGGACAGTATAGACACCACTGCTGGCTATATCAATATAATATGTACCGTCTCCATTATCTATAAAGTCCCCTACTTTTTGTCCAGTCGTTCCATCACCTGCATATAAATCCACATCCAGACCAGTTTTAGCATTACCGCTTTGATCAAGTAATGTAATGGAAAATCTCGCGCTCATACCCACCTCACTGTATTGAAGTTCTTAACTTTCCCATTAACAAACTATCAGGTGTTTGTATTTTAGGTCTGCGGAGAATTGATTTTAAACTTAATGTCACCCCATTGTAATAAATCTTATCTTTCACATAGAAGTAAGTAAAATCTTCAACTATAACAGTCTCTTTGTAATACGAAATATCTTTATCGGGATAGTACCATATTTCACCAATCCAATTAGTGATTTTTATTATGTCATAGAATTCATTTACTGAAATTTTATCCCACTGCAATAGTATCTTGAACCTGTATTCATTTTTTCTGTAAAGTACTTCTCCTTTAAAATTTGTCACCTCTATGCTTTCTATCACCGGAGTTTGTTTGCGCTTTGTTGGCCGGGGCAGTATTATCGTTAAAACTTCTGTGTAATTATTGTTTTCGTCTTTTTTAACCAGTTTTACTGCTGGTACCCCTGTTCCATACACAGACATTGCTAAATCTCCCACCAATCGTTAAAATTTTCTATAGTGTCCAATCTTTTGTGTATAGTCAGTACGTATACCTTTCCTTCTTTCTGGTATTCTATTTTTTTCACTATACCGAAATTATAATTCCGATCAACTATTTGATCATTTATGTGTACAATAGGAAAATCTCCCCTATAGATTTTCAATACAGTTTTCAATATTCCTTTTACTTTGCTGCTATATGTATTGTTAAGCAACTCTTCAACCTCAGGTGGAAGTCCAAAGGCGTTACCGCCATTTGTATCTATAGCTTTAAAACTATATTCCGGGAATGAATATTCACTTACCTCCTGATTGTAATCAATGATATTTCGTATGTAATTGCGAATATCTATGGTGTTTATTCCGATGTTATTAGGACGAATATACAACTGATCAAAGTTTCTAACCTGAAAATATGAATCGTAGAGGAAACATAAATCCGATATGATATTCGAAAATGGCTGTTCTTTCCAATAACAGCAAAGTTTATCAAGTTTCATAGTAGCGTAATTTTTTATAAGAAACACATGGAAAAATATTTCACCCTTTTCATCCTCATCTTCATCTTCATTTGTTTGTATATTCTCCATTATGGCAATACAATTATTCTGATCTTTTATCAGACAGGCTGTTGAAAGATTTTTGATGTTTTTGATATCAAACATGTCTATTATTATTTGGGGTATATGCTCATACAATATTCGAGGTAGGTAATGTTGAAAGAAAGTACCAGTCACTTCCTCAATAGAGGATTTAAGCCATCTATCACTATCGGGAGGATCAGGGCTATAGTCAACTGGAAATATTTGATTTTCGCGTCGTCTATACAGGTATTTAGTACTTTTATTGTTATATGTTAACTGTATTAACCAGTCCCGTAGAGGAGATATAATAGCTTCTTCGTATAAAGAGATTTGTAGTTTTTCTTTTGGATCAACATTAGCTCTCATGCAACCACGTGCACGAAAAATTTCGCTTTGATCTTCGATTGGATATTCCCCGAGTTGAACGTCAATAATAGAGAAAATCTGCTGGAGTTCTTTATCCCGGTTCAGCAATAAAGGTAAGATTTCCTGTGGCTTCCGCCACATTTGAGAAAATATATGTAAATAAGATTCCGGCAATCCGGTCATGGAATGTATTTCTGTTTTCGCTTTTATGTTGCTGTTCTGTACTCGAATCGTGCAGGTATTTTTTAATGGATTACGTTTTTGTCCGCGAATATAACCTTCGATGGTTATTCCATTTTTGGTCAGTTTGATTTTATCATTGTATTTCAATTTTTTAGCCGTTGATATATCTGTGTGAAGTTCAATTTCACAAGCCTTAACCTGAAAATCTTCATGTTCATATACTTCTTCATAATTCTCAAAGGGGTCCTCAATAAGATGTTTTAAAAGTTCATTCCCATGTAGCGTCATAGTGACATCCTGTTCATCCTATTCTGTTCATTCTGCCATGCACCATATATATCCTTATCATTGATCCTCATAACTATTTTCATTTTTTGCAGATTCTGGTTCATCTCTCGTATATCCATTCGCAGCAAAGATATCTCCCGTACGACTTCATCTGTCTTCACTACATTTGTGACTTCAGGAAGCTTACTCAAAGGTATAACTGCCTCTGGCCCTGCTTCACCTATTAATGATAATGTGGGGCTGGTAACAATTCCCCCTTTTGCCATTGCAGCCACCGCACCCCGAGCAACCTCCAGGGCTGCAAGCTGTGCCAAAAGGAAAGCATTATTTGCTGCAAATTTAGCCCAATTTGCAGGGTTGAATATTCCTCCTTGCCCAAGTCCTATATCCTCTACAGCTCTTTTAATTTTCGCAAGAAGAACTAATTGTTCAATTGCATCAATCACTATAAAGAGCATTCTTTTTAAAACATTTTTCCAGCCTTCTTCTACTCCAGCTAAAGCTTGTCCAAGCTCGTAGCCTATAGCATTAATTGAGGATATTATAAGGCCAAAAGCATCTACTGTACGCTCTGCATAATTTTCTGTGCTTTCCGTTAAATCCTTCAGGGTATTCTTAAGTTGCCAATAAAGCTCTGTTTCGGTTCCCCCTTGCTTTGCCAATGCCATCATAATGGTTCTAATAGCATTTATATACTCATTTTTATATTCTTCAGAGTATTGTGCTTTAAGTTTTAATATCTCCAGGTGTTTTAATTCATGTTCGAGATCTTTTTTAGGATATCGAATTTTGAATTCTAATTTATTATTAAGCTCCTCAAAAGATTCAGCTGTGTCTCCACCCTCTTTTCGTAAACTTTTCAATTCCTGCTGAAGCTTATTTAATTCATCCTGGAGATTTATCAGTTTTGTTGTTAAGTGCTCTAAGCCCAGAGGGACAGGGCTACTTCCTGAGACTAATTCAATAAATGCGTTCTTAAGCATCTCAAGAAAAGATGGATCGCTGGTCCGAGCTATTGCTTCTTCAAGTATAGCAATTCGCTGTTTTAATAATGCTATTTTCGTTTCCTTTTCGAGTTTTTGCCACTTTTCACTTGTGAGATCTATCTGATTTTTCTGTAAATCAAACCAGCTTTTTAAAGTTTTCGCAGAGTTGGCTACTTCTCTGCTGACTGCAGCAACTGCAGGAGCAAAAAGTTCCCCCAGAGCTATTTTAGCTTCAGTTATTGCCGTTTGTGCCTGTAGCATCTGATCCGTTACATCTTCCTGAACCTCTCCCATTTTTTCCAGGCTGGCTTTGACCTGTTTAATTCCTGCCTCATAAAATGCCGTCTTCCTCTCCGCTTCAGTCAATTCATCAACAGTTTTCCCAATTTTTTGAGCATATTCTTCATAAGCTGCGTTAGTATCTATCACAATTCCCAGATTATCCAGCATTTCTCGAGAGCCTTTCCCAAGACCTTCAATTAGTGACTGAAGACCGTAGGTGGCGTCTTTTCCAACAGCTTTTCCAAGTTTATAACCTGCTTCCGCAAGGAACGCCATATCTTCCGCCGTGGCTGGGAGTTGCAGTAACATTGCCTGGTTTGCCGCTTTCATTAGCTCCATATTATCAACAGTTTCCCGGACAGCCTCTTTCATCTTTGAAAGCATTACATTTGCATTTTCTCCCTGTGCTTCTGCTAATTCGTGAAAGGAGCTTTCCAGAGCTTTATTTTCGCCGGCAAGTCGTGCTGTTTCCACTATAAAATCAGTTACCTGCTTAAGGGTATATGTACCAAATGAGATTTTCATGAAGTTTTTAATGTTTCCAAATACTTGCCGCAGTTTCTGTTCCGTTTCCTGCGCAGGTCTTGATGCTTTGTCTTTATATAAAACTTCGAGTACTATCTGCGTGATAATATCAGATGTCATTTCTTTCTCCCATCAATAATGCCCAGCAGTATGCTTCGCTTCGTTTCATTTGTGCAATTCTGAGTATATCCGCAGGATTTCCACGCGCCAGACAGTACATTAATCGCTCGACTGTAAATCGTTTCCCTCCACTCCTTGTTTCTGTCCAGATGCGATTCCTTCGGCGAAACTCCTGAACAACATGACCAATCCGGCGTTCAATTCGAAAAAATCACGAATAATCCTCCCAAGTACCAGCGTTGGAATTGCCTGTAGCTCTTTCTTATTGAGCTTCGGTCGTAGAATAATCTGAAGCATATCATATATTAACCCTGATTCCACAAGGCGCCTGATTACATCAGATAGATTCAGTTTTGTCAAATCGCTCACTGTGCCGATGTCAAATTCATATAATATTTTCACGAGCTCGACCTCCTGTCCGAGGGTTAGCTCTTCCTGATATGCAGTAACCTTTCTTTTCCGCCTGAAGATTCCAGAAGATGGGACGATCCAGACGTAGGTATATTTTTCTTTCATTTGCTTTTCCCTTCTTTATCCTTTTTCTCTTCTGGTCTCTCTTCAGGTTTTTTCCATCCATTCGCAAGGCGATCTTCCACTACCTCAGCTCTTACTTTACACGGCTCACCAGTGGGGTCAATTAGCCATACCCATTTATTACCAGCCATATTGCCTCCATTGATTATAGACTAAGAATGTCTCCCCAGGCCTGTGAAACGTCTCCGGTCTTTGTAATCTTAATGCGAGTCTTAAATCCTTCGTCAATGTGTGTGACTATCTGATCAGGATTAGAAATTGTGATTGTTTTGTTAGCTTGTAAGAAAGTGAGCTCTACTGACACAATCGAATTGTCTTCAATATTTGCTAAATCACTTGTGTCTAACTGAGTAACAGTAATCTCAACAACAAGCTTTCTGCCTTCTGTCCAGAATTTTTCTTTTCCGTCTTCCAGTTCGATACTGCCTTCTTTCGTCTCTCCAGAAAACTTAACAGCATCATATTTCAATCCGGTAACCCCGAAGACTTCCGCTGGGGTACTATCTTTAAAGCTAACATTAAACGGCCCATATACTACTTTTGATGGATCCAGTGCCATGGCTACCTCTCCTTATTGTTGGTTAATTGTTACTTTTACGTTCGTATAACCTACATGCACGTGTTCACTTTCAAAGTTGTAATTAATGTGCATATCACCATTACTTATCTCAATAATATCAGGATTATTCAGCCGGATATCCTTTCTATTTTCTTCCCTGAAAAACCTCCGTACTTCCGCCAGAATATGTTTTAAATCAGTATCCACCTGTGGCGAATATCCGCCTGCGCATATTACTTCTATCAGAATGTTAAATGTCCTGCGATAATATGCCTGCCCAATGTCGCTCTCTGATTCTTCTCCAATCACCAGAACACCAATCCGGGGGAGCTGATGTTCATATGCACTTTCTATTTCTCTGGTAAATTTTTCCTCTATTACGGCTACATTGGTTTTATTACCGAGCCACTCATCCATTTGTAACGCAGAGGCAATGCTCGACTCTAGTTCATTGTATTCATCAGCCATGATTCAGCCTCGCAATAATAAACTTTCGTAATTCATTAATATCCTTAGGTACTTCGAAAAATAAAAATGGACGTGTCCTTTGCTGGTATACGCCATATTCTTTGGATGTAGCAATATGCAAACCCTCATCATCTACTATCATACCTGAAGGAATAGCGGCATATAATTGCACGGTATCCCGAAGGAGTTCCGATTGTTCGGTAACTCGCTTCTTGCTGGGACGAAGTCTGCCCAGGACTTTACCTTTTCCCTTAACTTTCTCTATACCTCCCCAGGCTGGAATAACTGTTCCATCCTTGCGTACGTACTGATTAGCAAAGGGTTTCCATGTTACTCCCCGGAAAGTTCCGCCTTTGCCTAACATTATAAATGTTTGCTTTGTTCGCTGAATCATATATACACCAAACTGTTTCAGAGGCGTCCGTAAGTTTACAACTTTTATTACCGTCTGTCGTAATTCAGCTAATGCCTTTTCAAATTTAATACGTGTCGTTATCTCACTCATATTGTGCAAATGGATCAAAGTCGCTAACGTTAGTATCGTTAATACGTGGTTCAACGCCATCTTTCGTGTGATAAATATCATTCACATATCTTTCGATTTTTGTACCATCGCTGAGAATCACGTCCATTTCGCCGTTGTTAATACGTTCCAGCCGCTTTTTCGCCATATCCCGCAAGAGAAATCCCTGCTTCATCTCCATGTTCTTATTAATTTCCTTAAGCTTAACATAATATCTATATGCAGCCAACCACTGAGCTACCTCTTGTATGATTACAGGTGTAGGTGGAGAATCCGTGATATCCGGGAATTTTTGCGTATTGGATTTATATGCCAGTCCAAATTTAGTTAGCGCTGCATCAATTTCTTCAGATGCTTGCGCTATAGCATTTGTTTTGAATGTGTTATCGATTGTGTCCGGTAGATTGGAAGGAGTCCACTGTTCCACGGCTTCAATAGTTGTATAAACAGGCATTATTCACCCATTAGCGCTTTAATCAAATCTGCTTTTTTAAGTTTTTTATATCCAGGGATTCCCTTCTTTTCCGCAAGCTTGGTTAGCTCTTTATAGCTCAATTTTGTGAGATCCTTTTCTTCAGTTGCCTCTTTGGTATTATCCTTAGTTTCTTCTTTAACTTCTTCTATGAAGGACGCAAGTACCCTGATATCTTTAGTAGAAAGATTCTTATATGAATCCACTGGAGTACCTTTTTTGAGAAGTATATGTCCATACATCACATTAGTTTTAAAGACCTTCATGATCACCTCCCGGTTTCCATTATCCCGGCGGCTGAGTAGTACAACAGAAGTGGTCTTGAAAGCAGAAAAGCCGCCGGGATAACGTTAACTTATGCCAAAACATCAGTTAGCAAGAATCCGCACGCCGCGGAAATTAGCTTCTCATCGTTCAGAAGTCCTACCTCAAACCACTCTCCGTGTCTGGCTTCCTCTCTGTACCGCCACACCGCAATCAATTCATCAACCTGGTGCGCGGTCATCTTACATCTGAACTGCTTTCCCAGGGTGATTGTGTCCGTATCGTCGGCTTCAGGATCGACATAAGCAATTAGCACGTTATCCTCAGACCATATTCTTGCTAAATCCTGAGCCTGTGCAGGATTGGATATATCTTCAATCGCTCCTGGAATTATTACTTTCAGATTAAAGATTGTCGGAGGTAGGTCTCCATTCACCAGGAGATCACTGTTTGTGTATTTTATCAACTCCCGGATAGAAGGATCTCTTTTAATCACTTTTGCGACAGCAGGCGGTATAACAATAATGTTAGGTTCAAAACCACACTGCTTAACGACAGCCTCCTTTGCCGTGTCGATGTTTTTTTCAATTTCAGGTGTGCTGGTTGTACTATCCCATTTAACCGAAGGAGTCGCGTTGTTAGTGATGTATGAAGGAGACATCCCAATGGATTTTACTCGCTTTTCTATTCCCAGGCGAATCTTATGCAGAAGTTTTCGTATAGTATTCTGTTCCAGCTTGATAGGATTATCAGCATTATTCCTGGTTCGATCGGGAATGAATCGACGCAGAGCATGTTCTTTGCATGAATACGTATCTTCGGATGGCTTCCAGTCTATCTCTGGAGCCAACCCACTGGCGCTACGGATTGTTTCTACATCATCCCGAATTTCCGGTTTAGGATATATCTTGTATTTGTCACTTTCCTTTTTGACCTCTACGATAGGAAAAATTTTGTCTGCAACAAAAGGACCACCTGCACCTATTTCCACCGCAAAGGTGGTAAGAGCTGCATCTATATGATAGTTCTCAGGTACTGGCATGGTTTAATTCCTCCCTATTTTATGCTACCGTTGCCTCGAATTTTAAACAATCGATGAATGCTAAGATTTGATCTCCATCTGCGGATGGCACATCCAGGAGAGTCCCAATTACATAATCACCAGCTGCTGCAACCTCTACCTTTCCAGCAGTCGCTGATGGAGTGATATTGCTACCTCTACTGAGTCCGGCAGCGGCAGCCACTACAACAGGACAGATTCCCAGATGCAATACCTCCACGGGCTGTCCTTTTTTTGCCTCATGTAGAGTTACACCGATCGCTTTTTCGCCCTGTGCGTTCGTATATACTACCCCATTGGTATCCGTGCCAAATTTAACTGTCCTAAACGGATCTACATCCTCTTCAGCTATCCAGGACTTGGTAACTGTTTTATATACACCAGAATAAAGAGCCATAGTTATTCCTCCTCCTCATTTGCTACAACTTGCATTGCTTCAGCGAAGCTTATTTTGTGCTCCTTTGCATAAGCTTTTGCTTTCTTCATCAGATCAATATTCACTGCATTCTCGCCGAACTTTTTCGTATCCTTATCGACATCAGCACCATTGGCGCCTACTTTACCCTTCTCCTGAAATTCCACGTAGGCAGTACCTTCCTTCACGTGTTTGGCGATATCAGCCATCAGCTGATTTAATCTCTCATTGAGAGATTCACCTTCAGTGAAGGAATCAAATGTGGCTTTGGTAAGAATTTCCTTGTATTGATCCACAATCACAGGTGCCAGTCCTTCGCGCTTCAGATTCTCACAGAATCTGTTGATCTCTTCCTCTTTTTGCTTTCTCTCCATCTCCTTCATCTTTTGAACCGCTTCCTCTGGAGAGATTCCGTATTTTTCTGCAAACTCTTCGACATATCTCTTTTTCGCTTCCTCTTCAATTTTCATTTTGTTTTCCGTACTCATTTGATTATCCTCCCTGTTATTTTCTGAAAAGCTTCCAATGGTATCCTTAAAGATCTCCTGTATCAGAGATGCGAATTCATCTATTAAAGATTTAAATCTGGTTTTCTTTTCATCATCCGTGGCTTCCTGATCCCACCAGACTTTCCATAGCTTGTCACGGAAAATCCAATATATATCATCCAGTTTCCGGCTGAATTCATCTTGTTTCATTGTCCCCTCGATGGACTCATCCATCTCAGAAAAGGACACAGTGGAAAATTCCTGCTTTGTTTCTTCATACAGCGCCAGATGATCGCTGAGGGACTTGATCCGGGGGATAGCACCTCCCAGAAGAGCAAGACGGCGAATTACTTTGCCATGATGCTTCCCTGCATCATCAACAAAATCATGATAGATTTCCACGGAACGCTTTTTCAGTGCTTTTTTGCGGATAAGCTCAGCAACAACTTTCGGGACATCTACAATATCCGCAAAAAGTGATTTCCCTTTCCGATAAAGCTTCTTAATCCATCCAGCAGCCGGAAGTTTATCCGCAGCGAGCAAATCCTGGTTTTCATCATGAGAGATAACAACCGGTGCTTCGTGAATTCCTTCCTCAGCTTTTTTAACCATATTATCCAGGTCTTTTATAGTGTAATTTTTTGTTTCCGCGGTACCTATCTTAAAAATTTCCAGCCCCTTGATCTCCTCAAACTGTTCGCTTTCCATAGTGATTTCCTCGTCAGATTCGTCAAACAATTCTTTTTCTGCGAAACTGTCTTTATGTTCTTCCAGCCACTTTTTCGCCTGTTTCACTGTGAATTTTTCTTTATCAAACCGCAGCGCCTGAGCTTCCCACTCTCCATTATCTTTTCTTTTGCAATAAATCATTCTCACACCACCACCAAGATCTTTTGAGCGGCATGTTTCATATAACTGAGGATCTTTCAGACGATGCCTAATTTCCTTTTCAGTCTCCTCCCAGGGCATAATCACCTCCTCATAATAAACTCACGAATGCGACCACGTCAGAGCGTCTTTTGTAAGGACGCACTCTTATCCAGGCTCCCTGTTTAGCAGCATCTTCCAGGGTTCGAGTTTTTGAACCACCACCACCTGCCTCAATCATCAGCTCGTCATTTATCATAAGTCCTATATGATTAATCTTCGCTTTCGAAGGTCCAAAAAACACAAGACATCCTCGATCAGGCTTCTTTACTTCTTTATCCTTAAACATCTGGTACAATCCCCTGGAATTCGTATCAAATTTATCTGGAACCAAACCAACACTCTTTAGAAGTTCCACAATTAACCCGGAACAATCAAAACCAGTCAACGGATTAGAACCTCCCCAGCGATAGGGAATACCCTCTTTTGCCATTCCCAGTGCAAGCTCTATCATAAATTCTACCTTTTCATATCGAGTCATTTTATCCCCACTCTAAAAGGTCTCCACACAAGCCTTAGCAAAGCCGCAAATATATCCAATATTTCCTTCATGATTTTTTCATACTCCTCTTTAGTAATTTCCTTTCCCCCGGGGCTTTTTTCATCTATTGCCCGACTAACCGTTTCTGCCGCTTCTTTTATTTCTTTAACCAGGTTACGATATTTGGCACTTACAACCGTCAAAAAAGCGCCCAGCACTATTATTAAAAAGTACAAAAAGTTTTTCCATGTGAATAATGCCTCTAACCACTCCATTTTACACCCCTTTCTTGTGCTGATTTATTAAAAAGTCGAGCTTTTCCTCTAATCGTTTTACAATCTCTTCAAGCACCTCTTTATCAACTTTTTGCCTCTCAATTACTGCAAGACGTTTTTCATGCTCGTTTGTTTTCGCTTTTAGAACACCATACCCTACTGCAACGCTAATAAGTGGAATTCCTGCTGATATTACTGCTGTGATAATTACATCCATGTTTTCCTCTTTTTAAATCATTCCTGCTTCTTTTAATCTCTGTATAAATTCCTCTCTTGTTTCTACTTCTTCATTCCATTGATAATCTTTCCATTTCTCTCTATCTGTACGTGCTTGTAACTTTCTATTAATTCCCCATGTAATACATTCTTCTACATAAGACAAATATTCCTGATATTCAGCATTTGCCGGGTCAATCATTCCTAACCGCTGCATCTGAAATTCTTTATTAATATCATATTTTTGCCTTATTTTTCGCACGACTTCTCTATTCACCATTTTATCCGTTGGTATAACTTCGTTAATGATTTCTCCTTTTTCGTTTTTAAAATATTTATACATGTTTATCTCCCTCCATTATGTAACAGCTGAAATATCTCCTATGTAGCATGAACGGAAACCTATCGATAGAGATATCGTCGTAAAGTCAGCCAGTAGGTGTAAAGCATGCAATCCTGCTACTAAACCATTATAGAAGTGCCCCCCATAACTTACTACTCTTACTCCAGAATTACGCACAAACATACATCCATCCTGATCCGAAGCTAACAATGGTACAAGAGCAAGTTTTCTAACTAAAGAAGGTACCGACGCAATCCCATACTGCATGTCTTTAAACGCGCTATGGGCAAAAGATATAGATACATAATTAGAAATAGAGATATCTATACTCACCTCACCTACATCATGCTCTACACCGTCATCTGCCCCAGTAATATCGTATTTTAGTGTTCCTGTACTTCCAGGAGTAACTAAGTTCCCTCCTTGATCTATTGCTGCCCATGTATCTCTTCCTAGTGCAGCGTCATTATTTTCTATAATTTGTATTTCTCCATCTACAAGCCTTGCGCCATCAATCCATTCCCATACATTACCATTTAGATCAAAAACACCAGATAGATCAAGATTATGCGCTGTCTTTGGGCCTCCACTACCGGTTCTCCATCTTCCATAATATGGAGGACCATATGTTCCACCATTACTCCCAATTGTAAGTGCTGGATTTAGCGGTATCCCTACAATGCCTTTCGCATTTACATCTCGACAATAATTGTTATTACCATATGGCATATGTTGTAATATACCGTCTTGCACCATTTGATATGTCCATAACGCTATTGCTGCTCGTTCCGCATTAGTCATAAGGTGAAAGCAATTTCCTGTAGCAATCATGTCAGAACTATTCTTATTCCAGCAAAGCTGCTTTGCGTCATCTAATGATACGTATGTGATGGGATCAACAAAAGGTATTGAAGCCGCTATATATCCTGTTATATCCCAGGAAGCTGTAGGAGTTTCTTTTATACTTCCATCTATTATCTTAACAGCAGTATTTTGATATTTACTAACCCAAAAGCCGTCATGTTCTACCCCATCCCATATAAATGCAGGATGAACTTCAGATGAATTAAATCCATTTTCTGGATCCCAGTTAAATTTAGGTATAAATACATATACACCTGGAATCTCATATTGGTCATAAAGTATTCGATTATTTGTCAAACCGTTATACTGTAACAGATTATGCTCACCCACAGGAGTTAGTAAACGTCCTTTTCTTATTCGTACTTCTGTTTGAATTCCTATCTTTCCTATCTTTCCTGCCCCTAATACGTTACCTATCCCTCCCGTTAAAGCCATATTACACCTCCACAAGCCTCAAATATTTATCAGGCGCCGATATTACTTGTTTAAAATGAACATATATATCTTTATTTTTCCCAGATCCCTTCAGAGCATTTGGAACTCTCCATATTACCAAGGTTTCTCCCGGAATTATTATGTCATTGTTTATATCGATTGTATCTACTTCAGCATTATCCCATCTCATATAAATATCTGAATCACTCCAGATGACTATATGCATTGTGCCTTCAGAAATTTTTTTACATGCATGAGATTGGTCTGATATATTCAATCGCTCAGATACTTTCCAATCGCCAGAGATGTCTACGTTTAATGCATTTTCAACTGAGAACATTCTCAAATCTGCCATTATATCCTCCTCGTTGGGAATCCTTCTTCAGGATCTAATTGTGGTAATTTTTCAGTCTTCACATATTCGCCGCTGGCGATCTGATGCCGAAATACCGGTATTCTATCACATCGACAACCATGATCCCATGGCGGTTTGTATTTACGCCAGAAGGGATCATCCTTGGGGCGTACTATACCGTTCAGTTTCATGTGCGAAGGCCTGGTTCTGTCATCGCCAACGGCTACGTACATAAAGCCCCAGAGTTCTTCATCTACCGCTGGATCATTATATAATGCGTCCGCTCCTTCCTGATACGCTCTCATCATGTTATTCTGGAAGATCACTTTTAAATGGTTAGCTTTTAATGGCTCATTTGTTAAATCCGTTCCAAAGACTTCGCCTGTATAGCGAATTTTCTCCTGATTTACTGCATTCTCAAAAGTGGGCCAATTCCAGCCCTTTTCCAGTCCAATGACGATATTATCGAAAATCTTTTTGATATCACTCTGTATCAAACCAGCAACAGTGAAATACCGCTCCTCATAAAGCGCCAGCAGTGTTTCCATTTCCTTCTTTGTGATATTAGTTAGACCTGAGAAAAACTTAATTGCATCTTCCGGAGATTTAAATTCTATATCAATATCGAACTCAGCGAATTTTTTGATTGGAGATGGCTTTCCTATATCTATATGTTTTTTGATTTGCTCACGCGCAAAATATTTCCCAATGCAATAGTAATAAACGGCAGAATTGATAAGCGTGTTCTTTATCCCGGAGACATTCACGGCATATTTAGGCGGAGATTCTATCGCCTCGCTTTCTCTTAGCTTCTTTTTAAACTGTTTGAAAACACTCTGAAAAACAGCGTCTATTTCTTCAGCTAATTTGTTAAGCGCCTGAATGTCAAACTTCTTCATCACAGCTTCCCGTTGTTGCATAATCTTAGGCTCAGATTCAGCAAACTCATAAAAGACTGATTTGGCTTTGTTGTCTATGCCTTTTTGTGGTAGGGACGCAGATGAAGATGAACGGATCACTCTGTCACCCGGTCCTGGCATAGGAATAGCCAATTTTCGGTATAGCCATTCTTCTGGGATGTCAATTGCACTGGAGATAGCGGGAAAATTCTGAACCAGAGTAAGAGAATCGATTTCATTCACGAAAACGAACCTCGGCAAATACCGAGTGTTTGAGTTATACCGCATAAGACGCCATATCAATTGTTCAGTGACTGCCGTCTGTATGAGAGCTGCATCAAAAGCAACATAATCACTCAATGTGGCTGCATGGACAGTACCAAGCGCATAAGAACCCTGACCGCGTTTGCCTTCTTCCACAGAAAGCGTCTGACCAAGAATTTCTTTTGAGATTTCCTTATTACATCGCTCGATAAAATTATCATATCCAACCTCACCCCGTCTGACTGCTTCCAGAAAACCTATTTCAAACCCTTCAGGAATTTCTATCCCAGACTCCGCCTGCAGATTTTTAAGTATATCTCGTATAGCTTGTTTTTGTGCCTCTGTTGCATTATTAGGAACCTTTGCCGTAGCGGTAGGCATTCCAAACTTCTCAGAGAAAATTGCCCAGAATTGCGCTTCGTTCTTCTTCAGCCATGTCCAGAAAGCCACACGGGAAAGCGTGGGATCACCATAAGGATTCTCATCGTTATCACCATAGACAACATGAATGACTTTATTCTTAGGAAGCGATACAGGATCAAATCCGTAATTATTGAAAAGTAAAATATCCGTTACATATCCGAATTTGTCCGTCTTAAACTTAATATTCTCCACTGGTTTATACCGAATGGATTTTATCCCTATCATTCCCTTATACGGACCA